AGTCGGAAATCTCTCTCCGTCCCCATCACGTAACCCTGAGCGGTCTGTTACATGACGGGCCAACTGCGCCTCCCGGGCACCGCCAGCCGGCGCCGAATCGGTCGGATCCGTCGAGGACTCGACGAGACCGTTCGGGCCATGCGGGATACGGGCCGATTGGAGCCGATCGACGCCGCGCTCCTCGCGCTGGCCCGGGTATCGGCCGACGAGCTCGACGCCGCCATGCGCGACACCGACGAGAGCCGGTACACGCGGGCGACGTTGATCGCCCGGTATCACGGGGTCCTCGTCGACCTCGTGAACCGTGACCCCGGCGACGACCTCGACGACCTCGCCGCGTTGCTCGCCGAGGACCTCGACACCCCGCCGCCCCGACCGGCCGACTAGAGGCGCCGGCGTCGCCCGGATCGCCGCCCTGCTGGGCCGGCCGCTCGCCCCGTGGCAGCGCGCCGTCGCGGATGTCGCCGGCGAGGTCCTCCCCGACGGTCGCCTCGCCTACTCCCGGGTCGGGCTGATCGCACCGCGGCGGGCCGGCAAGTCCGTGCTGCTGCTGGCCGAGGGCCTCGACGCCGGCCGCCGGGGCCGAGGACGGCGGGCGTGCTACGCCTCGCACCGCCGGGAGACGGCCGCGGCGATGTGGCGCGACGACTGGCTCCCCTGGGTCGACGAGAGCTCCCTCGCCCGGTTCATCGCCACCCGCCGGGCCAACGGCTCCGAATCCATGACCTGGCGCCACACCCGCTCGGCCCTGCGCCTCCTGCCACCCGACGGCGACGCCATGCGCTCGCTCGCCGCGAACCTGGTCATGGTCGACGAGGCCCGCGAGTTCACCCTCGGCCAAGGCCTCGCCGTCGAGGCCGGCGCCCTCCCCACGTTGGCCACCGGCGCCGGCGGACAATTCTGGGTCACCAGCTCGAGCGGCGACTCGGACTCGGAGTGGTTGATCCGCTGGCGCGACGCCGGCCGGGCCGCGGTCGCCGAGGGGCGTGACACCGGGATTTGTTACGTCGAGTACGGCGCCCCCGACGGCGCCGACCTCGACGACGAGGCCACGTGGTGGGCCGCGCATCCGGGCCTCGGTCACCACGTCCTCATCGACGCCCTCCGCACCGATCACCAGCTCATGACCCCCGACACGTTCGCCTCGGAGTACCTGGGGGTCTGGCCCTCGGCCCGGGTCGACCACGAGCTGGTCGACGCCTGGGCCGCCTCGACCGACCCCGCCGCCACCCTCGCCGGGTGGCCCGCGTTCGCCGTCGAGACCACCCTCGAGCGCGACCGCACCGTGATCGCCGCCGCCGGCGCCGGCCCCGACGGGCGCCTCGTGGTCGAGGTCGTCGACGACCGCCCCCACGGGCCGTGGCTCGAGGAGCGCCTCACCGAGCTCTGCGAACGTCACCACCCCCTCGCCGTCGCCTGGGACGCCGGCGGCCCCGTCGCCGCCTCGAGGCGGGCCCTCGACGAGCTCCCCGCGGCGACCGTCCCGCTCAACACCCGCGAGGTGGCCGCCGCCTCCGGGCACTGGCATGACACCGTCCTCGCCGGCGCCGTCGCCCACCGCGACGACGACCGGTTGACCACCGCCGTGGCCGCGGCGCGCCGGCGGGCCGCCGGCGGTGGCTGGCTCTACGACCGCCGCCAACCGGAAGCCCTCCCGATGCTGGCCGCCGCCCTCGCCCTCTGGGCCTTCACCGACCGCACCCGCACCCCTCCCACGATCACCTGACCCATGACGTGACAACACCGTGTGTTACACCGGGCCCGTACGGCCGGGTGGGCCGGGCCGGGCGGTGATCCCCCGTCCCGGCCCCCCGGCGCCGCTCCTGGGCCCACGTGGGCCGGTAGACGGGACCGTTCGGTTACGTCATGGTGCGCACCATGGCGCGACCCCGCCGCCGCTACCTGCGTTCGCTCCCCCCACCACCGGCACCGCCGCCGGGCACCAACCCGCCCCGGCCAACGCCGGCCGGGGCGGGCCCCGCCGCCTCGCCCGTCGAGGCCGCCATCGCCGCCGTGCTCGCCCAGCGGGCCCGCGGCTATGACGTCCTCGACCCCTACGAGCTCCCCGTCGTGGTCGCCTGCCGCGGCCTGCTGGCCGACACCCTCGGCCAGCTACCCCTCATCACCCTCCGCGGGCGCCGGCCGCTCCCCCGGCAACCGACCCTCACCCTCCGGCCCAACCCCGGCGAGTACCGGTGGCTGACGTTCCACCGCATGACCAACAACCTCACCCGCTGGGGGTACACCTTCCTGCGGGTCACCGACTGGACGGCGGCGGGCAACCCCGCGGCGGTGCGAGTCCTCGACCCCTCGAGCGCCTCGCCGGTCTGGGATCCGACCACCGGGGCCCTCGATACGGTCTGGGTGGGCGGCGAGGAGCTGACACCCGGGCTCGACGTGATGTGGATCCCCTACCGGGTCGAGCGCGCCGGCTCGCTGGGCGAGGCCCCCCTCGACGCCTGCGCCGAACCCCTGCGCCTCTTCGCGGAGCTGTTCTCCATGGCGGGGTCGTTCTGGGAGACGGGGTTCCCGTCGCTCATCGTCGAGGTGGCCCAGCGCCTGGCCCCCGGGCAGGCCCAGGCCATCAAGAGCCAGCTGATCGAGTCGCTCGCCGGGCGGCACGAGCCGGGGGTGATCGACCAGGACGGCAAGGTGTCGACCATCGGCTCGAGCGCGGTCGAGGCCCAGCTCGTCGAGTCGATCGCCGTGGCCAACGCGGAGATCGCCCGGGCGTTCCTCATGCCCCCGTCCCTCGTGAACGTGGCGAGCGGCGACAGCCTCACGTACTCGACGGTCGAGGGTGAGATGCGCCGGTGGTTGGCCACCGGCCTGGGCGCCTACCTGAACCGGTTCGAGGCCGCCTTCGATGACCTCACCCCCCAAGGGCAACGGACCCGGTTCGACACGACGGAGCTCCTCCGCGCCGACCTCGCCGGCCGGGTCGAGGCCTACTCCACGGCGCTGGCCGGCGAGGCCTGGCTCACCGTCGACGAGGTCCGCGACCTCGAGGGCCTCGACCCCCTACCCGACGCCGCCACCCCGCCGGCGCCGGACCCCTCGACGACCACGCTCACCGACGCCGTACCCGGCGCCTGAACCACCGGAGGCCCGATGGCCACTCAACCACTCAACCTCTCATCCACTCATGTGAGGGCGCTGGCTGAGATGCCGGTTCGTCCCCTCGTCGTGCACGCTCGCCGGGCGGCGGGCCCGACGACGGTCGACGAGGCCGGGTCGATCTTCGGGCGGTTGGTCCCGTGGGATACGCCGGCCGAGGTCCGCGACGAGATGGGCCAGCCCTATACGGAGTCGTTCGCCCCCGGCGGCCTGCAACCCCCCTCCGGTCGGGTGATCCCCGTCTACGCCGGGCACCGGGTCACGCCCCGGGGCATCGAGCGGGGCCCGCTCGTCGGCCGGGTCGACGACGTCGAGGTCCGCCTCGACGGGCTCTACGGCCGCGCCGTCCTCGCCGATGTGCCCGCCGCCGCGGAGCTCCGGGCCCTGGCCCGCACCGTCGGCGCCACGTTCTCGGTCGAGTTCACCGACACCGCGCCGCCGGCGCCGGCGATCGTGCGCTCCGGCGCCGTGCTCGAGGGCCTCGCCGTCATGACCCTCCCCGACCGCGGCGCCTACCTCGGCGCCGAGGTCCTCGAGGTCCGCGCCGCCCCCACCGACCCCCCCGACGACGACGACGACGAGGACGACCAGGACGACCAGGCCGGCGGGACGGGCCCGCCCGTCGAGGCCGATCCCGACGCCGTCGAGGGCGGACCCCCCACCGCCGCTCGAGCGGCGATCCGCCGGGAGGTCGCCCGGATCATGGGCCGGGGCGCCGCCCGGATCGCGGCGCACCCGTTGGCGCGGTACTCGTCGGCCTACGACTTCTACGAGGCCGCCCGCTCGAGCTCGAGCGACGAGCTCCCCCACCACTTCCGCGACTCCTACCGCTCCTACCGGGACCGGGTCGACGTCATGGGCCGGGCCTTCGTCGACCAGACCACCCCCGACAGCCCCGGCGTGATGCCTCCCGCGTGGCTCACCGAGATTTTCGGGATCATCGACCTCGGCCGCCCGGTCATCACCGCGATCGGATCCCGGCCCCTGCCTCCCTCCGGGATGGAGGTCGACTGGCCCTACTTCGACGGCGACATGCATGCTCTCGTCGGCGAACAGACCACTGAGAAGAGCGACATCGTCTCGGTCAAGGTGTCGTTCAAGAAGGCGTCGGCCGACATCAAGACGTACGCCGGCGGGTCGGACATCTCGTGGCAGCTCATCCGCCGTTCGCAGCCCTCCTACCGCGAGGCCTACCTGCGGATCATGAACATCGCCTACGGGCTCGTCACCGACAACGTGGTCGGCGACCTCCTCCCGGCGGTGCCCGGCGCGCAGACCGTCGTCTATGACGTGGCCGTCGCCGACGAGAACGGCGCCGCCCTCAAGGCCGCGGTGTTCGAGGCCTCGGCCCTCGTGCAAATCGCCACCGGGACCCCCGCCCAATGGGTGCTCGCCGCCACCGACGTGTTCATCGCGTTCGGTGGGATCCCCGCCATGGTGCCCTCGCCGTACGGCACCCAGAACGTCCCCGGCACCGCCACCGCCTCGACGCTGGACGTCAACGTGTCGGGCCTCCACGTCACCCTCGCACCCGACCTCGCGCCCGGGACCGCCATCGTCTCGAACCGCCTCGCCTGCTCGTGGATGGAAGACGGGCCCTTCACCGTCACGGCGCCCGTGGTGCCCAAGCTCGGCGAGGACGTCGCCGTATGGGGCATGGGCACGTTCGCGGCGTTCATCGGCCGGGGCGTCGTGCTTCTCGCCCCCGCCGTCACGCCCCTCGAGGGCCGCTCGAGCACCACCCGCAAGAAGAGCGGTGACTGACGAGGAGATCACCACGGTGGTGGGCGGCCGCATGGCGGCCGTCCTCGGCCTGCGCGACCCCGGCCCGCCCGGCCCGTTCCCGCCGGCGCGGGTGACGGAGGCCGCCGGCGCCGCGGTCGCGCTCGTGCGATGGTTCATCTACGGTGACGTGCTCATCGCCGGTGCGCCGCCGGTGCCGGACCTTCCCTCCGGTGAGGACGCGCTCGTCGGTCTGACCGCGCTGGGCGTGCGCGTCTACCACGATCCCGCCTCACCGGGCGGGGTCGTGGGCGGCGACGCCTTCACCGGCGCGGCGATCCCCGAGGACCTTCTCGCCCACGTCCGCCACTACTTCGCCGGCGCCCGCCGCTCGTTCGGGATCGCGTGATGACCCCGGCCGAGATGCTCGAGGTGATCCGCTCCGCGTTCCAAGCGGGCACCTCGACGGTGACCGCCAGCCATGGGGCGCCGGCTGAGGTCACCTCGACGCCGGCGATCGTGCTGCGCCCCGCCGACCCGTTCGTTGTACCGAACCGCCGGGCCGGGCCGGTGGCCGAGGTCCGCTGGGAGGTGCAGGTCCTCGAGGGCCGCTTCGACCTCGAGAGCTCCCTCGCGCAGATGACCCTCGGCTACCTGGCCGCCGTCAAGGGCCTGCGCGGCGCCGGCGTCGGTCAGATCGGCCCGCTCGGTCGGATCGAACCGACATCCATCGCGGACGTCCCGGTGATCTCCGGCACGTTCCCCGTCACCCTCGACCACCACCCGGGAGGCCCGTGAGATGGGCAACTACTTCGACGACGTCACCCTCACGTTCACCGTGGCCCCCGACGAGGCCGACGTGTCGTGCGACATCACCGCCGCCACCCTCACCCCCGACACCCCCGAGGAGATCCGCAAACGCCTCTGTGGCCAACGGACCGTCACCGGGAAAACGACGTGGTCGCTCGAGCTCGAATGGGATCAGAACTGGTCGCCGCCCTCGGTCGGCCCGCCCGAGGTGGTCGCCGGCCTGTCGTGGTTCCTGCAGGAGCATGACGGCGAATCGGCGACGTTCGTGATCGACTGGCCGCTCGAGGACACGCGGGCCACCGGGACGGTGCGCATCAAACCGGGCCCCTTCGGGGGGACGGCCGGGGAGATCGCCGAGGCGACCATCACGCTCGGCCTCGACGGCGAACCCACCTACACCTCGCCCATCCCCGCCACCGCCGCCGCCCTCGACGCCGGCGACACCGACGCCGCCGAGGGCCAGGCCGCCGAGGACGTCGACGTCGATGAGACGGTGTACGAGGGGGCGCCGGCGTGAGGCCCATGTCGCTGGTGTTCACGTTCGAGCTGCAGCTCGACGACCGCAAGGTACGGGTCACGAACCGGGCCGGTGACGCCGTCAAGATGCGGGGCCGCCACGGCGGCACGGGCCTCGACGAGCTCCTCGCCGACCGCGGCACCGGCGCCTATGAGGTCATGTTCGAGTTCGCGTGGATGGCCCTACGCCACCACGACGACTACCACGAGCTGTCGTGGGACGACTTCCTCGACCGCTGCGAGCAGTGGTCAATCGTGTCCGAAGAGGAGTCGGACGCGGCGGACCCTACCGGCGCGGGACCGTTGAGCGCACCGTGATCGAGCTCGCTATCGCGACGAACACGGCACCCCGCGACTGGTGGGACGAAGACCTCCGCACGATCGCCACCGCCGCGGCCGTCCTGAAACGGCGCGCCGCCGCCCAACGGGCCAAACGATGAAAGTCTCGGTTCAGGTCGAAGGCCTCGACGCCACCGTCCGGGCGTTCAACGCCTACGGCCGCGACGCCAACCGGGAGCTCCGCCAGGCGGCGGGCGTGCACGTCGACCGCGTCGTCGGCATGCTCAACACCGCGGCGGCCAACGCGGGCAAGGGCGCCGCCCTCTCCGCCGGGTCCGTGAAACGCAAGAGCGATCGGGTCCCGGCCCTCACCGCCGGCGGCTCGCGGAAGGTCCGCTCGAGCACCGGGAAGGTCACCGCCGGCGACGTGTTCTTCGGCTACGAGTTCGGTGGCGGCCGCCGGCCCACCACCCAACAGTTCCCGCCGTGGCTGGGCAAGGTGGGCTACTGGTTCTGGCCGCTCCTGCGCCGGGAGATGCCCGCCCTCCGCCGCGCCTACATCGCCACCCTCGACGACCTGTCCCGCAAATGGGCCGCCGGCGGCGACCGGACCGGGGGGTGACCGGTGGCGAACGAGCGTGACATCGCCGTCAAGTTCACCGGCGACACCCGCGACCTGGACCGCGCCTCGGAGAAGGCCGAGAAGTCCGTCGAGGGCGCCGGCAAGGGCATCGGCGGATCCATGGCCGCGCTCGCCGGGCCCGCGGCGATCGCCGCGACCGCCGTCGCCGGCCTCGCCGCGGTGGCGGTCGGGTTCGTCGAGGCCGCCCTCGAGGACGACGCCGCCGCCGCCCAGCTCGCTCAGAACCTCAAAACGGCGGCTGGCGCCTCCGACGAGGCGGTCGCCGGCGCCGAGAAATACATCTCCGCCCTCTCCAAGCAGGTCGCCATCGCGGACGATGAGCTGCGCCCCGCCCTCTCCAAGCTGGCGGTGGCCACCGGTGACACCGGCCGGGCGCAGGACCTGCTCAACATCGCGACGGAGATCGCCGCCGGTACCGGCAAGGACCTCGGCACCGTCACCGACGCGCTCGTCAAGGGCCAGCTTGGCTCGACCGGCGCCCTCAAAAAGATGGGGATCGCCACCGAGGACGCCGAGGGCAAAGCCCTCTCATTCGAGGAGGTCCTCGACAAAGCCGCCGGCACCTTTCAAGGGGCCGGTGAGGCCGCCGCCAACACCGCCGCCGGCGGGCTCAAAAAGGCGCAGATCGGCATCGGCGAGCTGCAAGAGAGTCTCGGCGCCAAGCTCCTACCGGTCCTCGGCGCCGCCGGCACGTTCCTCAATGACACCGTCCTGCCGGCGCTGGAATCCTTCGGGGCGGCGATCGGTGAGATCTGGGGGCAGGTGATCACCGAGCTCGAACCTCAGCTCACCGAGCTGCGCGAGCTCATCACCGGCCTCCTCGACGGCCTGGCGGTGTTCTGGGCCGAATGGGGTGACGAGGTCCTCGCCATCATCACCACCGCCGTCTCACTCTGGGTGAAGTACATCGCCACGGAGATCAAGGTCGCCATCGCCATCATCTCCACCGTCGCCGACGCCATCAAAGCGTTTTGGGCTGAGTGGGGCGACGAGATCATGGCCAAACTCACCGAGGTCGCCACTTTCGTGGGGCAGGTCCTGGCCGCGCTCGCCGCGTTCTGGGCCGAATGGGGCGACGAGATTATCTCCGGCGCGCAGGCCGCCTGGTCGGTGGTCATGGGCATCGTACGGTTCGCGCTCGACGTGATCCAAGGGATCATCCGCCTGGCCACGGCGATCTTCACCGGGAACTGGTCCGCCGCCCTCTCGGCCCTCGGCGACATCGCGAGAGCCGGCCTCGACTATGTCGAACATTTGTTCGGTAACGTGGGGAAGATGCTCGGATCGGCCCTCTCCGGGGTGGCCGACCTGATCACCAAGCCGTTCCGAATCGCGTTCAACGCCATCGCCGACCTCTGGAACAACACGATCGGGTCACTGTCGTTCACGTTCCCCGATTGGATCCCGGGCCTGGGCGGCAACCGGATCGACGTGCCCGACGTGCCCCGCTTCTCGACGTTCGGGGCCCTCACGATCGTGATGCCCCCCGGGACCGACGGCTACGACGTCGCCCGCCAGGTCCAGACCTACACCCGCAACGTCGCCCCCATCTCCACCGCGGTCGCCGTGCGATGACCATCCCGTGGCCGCCCATCCCCGCCCCCGCCCCGGAGACGGCGCTGGGCGCGGACCTCGTGCACCTCACCCTCGCCCTGCCCACCGCCCGGGATGTGTGGGACCGGGCCCGCTGGGATAGCGCCACCTGGGACGCCCTCGACTACAACGATTTCGTCGACGCCTCCTGCGACGCGGCGGGCGTCACCATCGAGCGGGGCCGCACCGACCCCCTCGGCCACGCCCAACCGGGCAAAGCCAGCTTCGACCTCGACAACCGGACCGGCCTCTACTCCCCTTGGAACACCCTCGACGCCACCGGCGCCGACCTCGGCGGGCCCGTGCTCGGCCCCGACGTCCCGGTACGGGTGGCCACCGCCACCGGCCCCCTCTGGACCGGGTTCGTCCGGACGACCACGGAGACCGACGACGCCGGCGAGTCGACGGTGGCCGTCGACTGCACCGACGCCACCTCGTTCCTCGGCGATGCCAACGGGCTCGAGCAGGCCTCCCAGGGGGGCGGCGAGAAGGCCGGGGCGCGCCTGGCCCGGATCATCGCCGCCGCCGCCGTCCCGACCGCGCTGGTCGACCTCGACCTCGACGCCGGCGCCGTGGCCCTGCAACCCACCACCCTCGCGAAAGGCGCCCTCGAGGAAGCCTGGCTCACCGCCGACTCTGACGGGGGCGTGTTCGCCGCCACCCGGGCCGGGGCCCTCCGGTACGTCGACCCCGCCGGGCTCGACACCCCCGAGTTCGGCGAGCCGGTGGCGCACTTCACCGACGACGTCTACGAGGCCGACGGCACCCTCTGCCCCATCTCGTTCACGATCAAGGCCAGTCGAGACACCGTCAAAAACGTTGTCTCCGTGGCCGCCGCCGGCGGCACCGCCCAGACCGTCACCGACCCCGTCAGCGTGGCCCGCCACGGCGCGCGGTCAACCCAGCGCCTCGACCTCATCCACGCCGGCGGCGACCCCTACAGCCTGGCCCTCGCCCGGGCGATGCTGGCCCGCCTCGCCGGCGCCGACCTCACCGTCTCCCCCATCGACGGGGTCCCCACCGATTCCGAGGACTGGTACGCCGCGGCGCACGTCCTCGAGCTGGGCTCGAGGGTCGAGCTCACCCGCTACCGGTTCGGCCAGACCCTCCACGTCCTGGCCACCGTCGACGCCATCTCGCACCACATCACCCTCGACCAGTGGACCATGACCATCCGGTGTTCCCCCGGCCAACAGTCCTCCGGCTGGTCACGGTGGGATGCCGCCCTATGGGACCAGTCCGTCTGGGACCGACCAGGAGCCTGACCGACCATGCCTCTCGTTCCCCACGTCACGCCGGCCTCGGTCATCGCCTCGACCTGGGGGAACCTCGTCGCCGACCACGTCGTCATGCGCTTCACCACCGCCGCGCAACGCACCTCCCAGCTCACCGCCCCCCTCGTCGGCCAGCTCACCACCCTCGACACCGCCCCCGGTGTCGTCGAGTTCTGGACCGGTACCGCCTGGGCCCCCGCGGTGGGCCCCCGCCAGCTCGCCTACGCCGAGCTGACCACCTCGAAAACCGTGTCCCAGGCCGCCGAGGCCACCGCCGACCTCGTGGTGGCGGCCCCGGCGACCACCTTCGACGGAGGCCCCATCGTCGTCGAGTTCTCGGCCGCCGCGGTGGTGCCGGCCTCGGCCGCCGGCGCGCTCGTGATGCTCTGGCTCTACCAGGACGGCACCTCCCTCGGCCGGCTGGCCACGGTGCTGACACCGGTGGCGGCCCAGCTCGTGGTCCCCGTGCACGCCCAGCGCCGCCTCACCCCCACCGCCGGGTCGCACACCTACACCGTCGGCGCCACCCAGACCGGCGGCAACGGCACGGTCTTCGGTGGGCCCGGCGGCACCGCCCAGTACGTCCCCGCGTTCATCCGGATCACCCGGGCCGCGTGATGTGGACCCGGCCGCGGCGGTCGCCGTCGGGCTCGTCGCCCTGGCGCTCGTGTTGGGCGGCGCGGCCTGGCGGCACCGCCGGGGCGGGATCCGGATCGATCTGCGAATCTGGTGGGACGACCTCGACGACCGCGGGCGCGGCGGCAAAACCGGTACACCCCCAGGTCAGGACGGTTCAGCAGATCAGTAGATACGGAGGTCCGTATGCGTGAGCTGACGTGGTTCCCGCTCCTCGAGTCCTATCCCAAGACCTCCGGCTACGGGTCGAGGGTCGATCCGATCACCGGCGCGCAGGGGTCGTTCCACGGCGGGGTCGACTACGGCGCA